TGGCTGAAAGCTGCTGAAATCGTGCGCGCCGGAAGCGTTTCGCGTGCAGTTCTTGCCGGTTCATTCGCATCACCGCTGCTGCACTGGCTGAAGCAGCGTGTGTTCCTAGAGCATGTGTGGCATGACTCCAGGGGCGGTAAAACGGCAACGCTCAAGCTGGCACTGTCGGTATGGGGCGATCCGCTGAAGCTGCTGACCAGCTATCACGCTACGGCGGTCGGCCTGGAACGCAGCTGCGCGGCGATGATGCATCTGCCGCTGGGGCTGGATGAACTGCAGGCGTTGGCTGATAAGCGCATGTCTGTAGAATCAATCGTATACAGCCTGGGCAACGGCTTCGGCAAGCTGCGCGGCGCGAAAAACGGCGGCCTGCAGAAGACGCTGCAATGGCGCAACATCATCCTCTCCACTGGGGAGATGCCGCTGATTCGTGAAAGCTGCATGGACGGCGTCGGTTCGCGCGTACTGGAGCTGTACGACAGGCCTATTGCAGATGAAGCCAAGGCTCGGGAGCTGCATCAGGTCAGCGAGAGGAACTATGGGCATGCCGGAAGGCGGTATATCCAGTATCTGGCGGAAGAGGTTCTTTCAGAAGACGGAAAGCTGGAAAGCCTGTACCGCGATATGCAGGAGCGTCTGCGCGCGGAGTATGGAAAAAAGCATGAAGGAGAACCGGGCGTACACCTCGATAACATCACGGTGCTGTGTCTGGGCGATTATCTGTCAAGCCTGTCGGTGTTCGCCCTGACCAGCGAAGAAGCGTGGGCGCAGGCTGCAAAGCTGGGCGTGGAAGTGCTTGAAAACAACGCGCAGCTTCAGCCGGAGGATTCCATCCAGCGGGCGTGGGACTTCACGGTGGACTGGATTGGTTCGAATCGGGACCATTTCAAATCAGCGGTGTATGGTCATGGCGTGACGCGCTATGGCTCTATTGCTGCCGAATATGTGAACCTGATTCCGAGCACCTTCCGCAAGGCGTTGGAAGATGCCGGATTCAACTATGCGAAATCTGTCAGGGGGTTCGTCAGTCGAGGATGGTTCGATAGCTTTATCGACGCCGAGGGCAAGAAACGCAGCCAGTATCAATGCAAAATCGATGGTGTGAACATGCGTGCCTTCCGTTGCAAGCTGAAGGTTGGCCCGGATGACAGCAGTGAGGATGATTTTCTGGAATGAAAACAGGATGATTGGGGGCGCTTGAGCAATCGGCGCTCCTTTCTCATCCCCAAATAAACAAGGAGGTAACTATATGAATGCAAAAAGGTTGAGCCGTTGTCAGCAGCAACTGCTGGGGAAGCTGGGCGATCCATATCGCGCGAATCGCATCGACGGCGCGTGCTGTATCTATCGCGACTTTGGTGATGTTGATGTGGAAATCTGTGGCGGCAGGACAAAGCGCGCGCTGTACCACATCTTTGTATGGCGAAAGAAGCCGGTCATGAAGATTGTGGAGCGGTATATGGATTTGCCACACGACGATGAACTGGTGGCGTCGCTGCTTCAGCAGATTGCGCAGCGCTACGATACCCGAGGTCAGGAGGTACGAGCATGAGATTCCCAACAAGCACAAGACTGTCTCCGCGACAGAAGCTGCTGCTTGCCTATCTGGGCAAGGAGTATGGCAAGAACCGGATCGACGGTGAGAATGTGATCTACCGCGATCTTGGCGATTACGATATTGAGATTTCCGGCTGCCACACGAAGAACCAGCCGGTCAGCATCTATGTGTGGGAGAAAAAGGAGTGGGTTCATATCGTGGAGACCCATACCCGTCTCCCACAGGACTATGAGCAGATCAAGAGGCTGCTCGATGATATTGTGACCCGATACAGCAAGAAGGAGGATGAATATGATGTATGAAAATGGTATGACCGATGCCGAACTGCGCATGGAAATGATCCGGACAGCCTACAACCGATATCTCCGCTACGGCGTGACGACGAATGTGCTTCTGAGCGATTCCAATCCGATTGCAGGCTACCTGCTGTCCGAGGAATTCGAGACGAAGCTGACCGACGCCATGAACAGCATTGGTGTGATCCGCAGCCTGTGCACAGAGGTAAACACCAGCGGAGACAGGATCATGCCCATTGTCAACGGTCATGGACAGCCGCAGTGGGTGCCGGAGGGCGGCACGATTCCGATGGTGAGGGATACCTTTGACCGCGTTGTGCTTGATTCGCATGTACTTGCGGCGACTATCCGCGTGACGAGCGAACTGCTGAAGGAATCTGCTATTGATATTGAGCAGTATCTGGCGGATTCGTTCGCGGATCGTATGGCTCCGGCTGAGGAGGAAGCGTTTATCGCTGGTGATGGTGTGGACAAGCCACTGGGGCTGATCCATCAGGCAAAGGTGGGCTGCGAAAGCCAGACAGTGGGCGTGGTATCCATCGAGGATGTGCTGAACCTGATCTTCTCTGTTCCGGAGAGGCATCGCAGGAATGGTGTGCTCCTGATGAACGAGCAAACGCTGCTGGAGCTGTACAAGCAGTGCATGGCGCAGGGAACCAACCTCTGGTTCGGCAGGACCAAAGACGGCAAGGATGACACGATCTTCGGTTATCGAATTGTCCGCAGCTTTGCCATGCCCGGTGTAGAATCCGGGAACACGCCGATCCTGTTCGGTGATTTCAAGAAGGCGTACATCAACGACTGCGGCAAGCGGGGCGTTAAGCGTATGCACGAGCTGTATGCCGTGAATGATCATGTCGGCTTCATGCTCGGCGAACGTGTAGGCATCAAGCTGATGGTACCTGACGCCATCAAGGGCCTGAAGGTCGCCTGAGGGAAATAATGAGCCAGCCGCTGTGCTTCCAAAGACTATGGAGGTTCAGCGGCTGGCAATTATACAAAGAAGTATGATGAAAAAATGGACATCGCTTTATGATCTCTGCCCGGTCGGGTCCGGAACTCGCAATGATAGGACGGTGCGCATTACGGCGATGGCGTATCTGAAAAACTGTCCGGACAATGCACAACAAATGGAGAAGCAACTGCTGTGTACCAGCGAATACATCCTGCTTCGCGGCAAGCATGGCGGCGGTTATGGAGGACTGCTCCGGGAGGTCAATGTGTGTGCTACCAGTAGGATCACCGGACAGGCAATCGCGGATTTGTACGACAGCGTACCCAGGACGTATCAACAGAAAGCTGTGTTTCTGATGAACGTTGCCACGCTGAACGTGCTGCGATGTGCGCTTGGTGCTGATGCGCACGACTGGATAACCAGCAGAAGAGACGGCTCCCTGCTGCTCATGGACAAGCCGGTTATGCTGTGCAATGCCATGCCATACATACGGAAGGGCAGCGTCCCCATACTTTTCGGTGATTTCAGCAAAGTCAGCATCAAGGATTGCGGGCGTGATGAGCTGCAGCAGGAGCCCTGCAACGGGAGTTCCGACAGGCTGCTGTGCACCATGACCGGCTATATGAACTGCGCATTGGAGGACAAACGGGCGATCTGGGGACTGAAGATCATCTGAGGAGGTTTCCCCCTACAATCCATGAGAACAACAGAGGAGGTCGTATGACAAACGGAGAGAAAATGCTCATCGCCCAGCAGATTAAGCAGGGATTGGGATATTCAGAGATTGCACGGAAGCTGGACATTTCGGTGAATACCGTCAAATCCTATTGCCAGCGCAACGGCTTGAAACGAGCCGGTGAATCTATAACCTCGACAAACGATGTGTGCAAGCGATGTGGCTGCGCGCTGGAACACACACCGGGCAGAAAGAAGAAGCAGTTCTGCTCGGATGCCTGTCGCCTGCGCTGGTGGCATGAGCATCGGTACATGAGTAAAACAGCCAGGAGTGCGAAATGCGCTGCCTGTGGCCGGGCGTTCATGACAGACCGCGGGCAGAGGTATTGCAGTCATGCCTGCTATATCCGTATGCGGTTTGGTGAAAGCCGTGGAAATGGTACTCAGCAGGCACAGTAGAGCAAATGAAGGAATCCCATAAAATAAAGGTTAGGTTCGGCTGATACCGCTTGCTTTTCTGCCCTACCAGAGGTAATATGCCACACTGACAAAGGGCTAAAGCCCATGTTGGAAAGGAAGGGTGATCATGTCAGAGAGAAGACCAAAAGTCAGCTGTGTCGAGCCAACTCTGCCCATGAAAAAGCGCATGCGTGTAGCGGCATACGCGCGCGTATCCACCGAAAAGGGGGCGATGCTGCACTCGCTGGCGGCGCAGATCAGCTATTACAGCGAGCTGATCCAGAGCAACCCGGAATATGAATACGCTGGGGTATATGCCGACGAAGGATTGAGTGGTACGCTCGAAGGCCGTCCGGAGTTCCAGCGTATGCTTCAGGACTGCCGGGCGGGGAAGATCGACCGGATTCTGTGCAAATCCATTTCGCGATTTGCCAGAAACACGGTCATGCTGCTCAAGACGGTGCGTGAACTGAAGCGGCTGGGCGTGAGCGTGTACTTCGAAGAACAGAATATCGACACGATGAGCGGGGAGGGTGAGTTGATGCTGACCGTCCTCGCTTCTTTTGCGCAGGAGGAAAGCCGAAGCGTATCGGAGAACTGCAAGTGGCGCATCCGAAAAAAGTTTGAACAGGGCATTCCCACGGGCTTGTGCATGTATGGGTACAAAGTGAAGAACGGCGTATTCACCATTATCCCCGAGGAGGCGGAGATCGTTCGGCGCATCTTCAGCATGTATCTGGAGGGGATGGGTTGCGAACGAATCATGAAGGCACTGACTGTGGCGGGCGTTCCGGCTCCCGATGGCGGACTGTGGAGTGCAAGCACCATTCTGCTCATGCTCAGGAATGAAAAGTATGCCGGAGACCTGCTTTTGCAAAAGTACTATATCAATAACCACATTGAAAAGAAGCAGCTCCCCAATCGTGGAGAGCTTCCGCAATATGCTGTGGCCGAGGATCATGAGCCGATCATCGACCGTGCAACCTTTGATGCGGTGCAGAAGGAGATACGATGGCGCGCGGCTGTTTACGCGACTGCGATGAACAGAGACGATGGGGATGAGGGCTGTGATTCCCGGAAACCCGATAAACCGGCTGCTCCGGCAATGGCCATTCCAATAATCTGCGGGATTTGCGGCAAACGGTATCGCCGGAAGATCACGCGCAGGGGCACGGCGTATGCTGCGCCTGTCTGGATTTGCAGCACAT